CGAAGATTCTCGACTTCCTCGCACTTATCATTAAACTCGCCACAACCGAATGTGATAATCTGACGAGTGATGAGATTCTTAACAGTGATCAGGAGAACTTCTTCGATCGGATTTTGAACATCAGGAAACCCGTGCTCTGAAGAAGTTTCAATATCGATAGTCTGAATGTTTAACTGGGTAATATCCCACTGGATTTCTCCAGGATATGTATGGGTAATATATTGATACCCATAATTAGTTTGACCATAGATCGGAAAGTTCTCTACTTGACCATATGTCTGGACAAATTCTTTTGCTTCATTGTTATTGGCAAATTCTACAGGTTGTAAATCTTCGCCATACAAAGACTTAAACTTGCTTGGTTCTTTTGACTTCACATACAAAGTCGGGGAGAAGTCTGCCCTCTTAGTAAAACGCACACCATTATTTACTCCACGGACTAAAACCTTGGAACCATATTGGTGTGCGCATGTATAAAATTTCATATAAATCCCTCATCATCAAATACTACTATACCGTAAAAACATAATAAAGTAAAGGGATTTATCGTAGTTTGTAACCAATCTTTGCTTCTAGTTCTTCCAGTTTCATAGTTGAAACCTGTGACTTGGGAACTAGATTGTCTACAATATAGACTGCAACATTTCCACTCTCGAAGAATGCTACCTTATAAAGAAAGTCTGGAACAGGAACCTTACTCTTACCAACCAGTTTTGGATTCTTAGAGTAATGTGCACCAGTCACAACCCACTTGAACGGAACCGAACGAACACGTTCCTCAAGATTCTTCCATGCTATACGGTTGACCGAAGGCAACTGTGGAGTCATGTTTGTCATCAGGAAAGTATCTGACATTTCGTTTGGATCGTCTGCGTTTGCAGCAGGAACCATATGCCCACGATCGTAACCAGAGTTGGTATAATCAGCATGGGTTGGTGAATCAGCGATGCGCTTATCTGGACGGAAGTCGTCGGTGCGTGGTGTTTTCTTTACTCGTTCCTGTGCAATCTCCGTCGAGAAAACATTTGCATTACGAGCATCGTCATAAACAATTGCAAAGAAAGAGTTGCAGAGAACCGTAGTATTAGGTACTACGATTTCCTTACCATTTGGATAGAACTGATCGCAGGGGGACGCATTAGCAGCAGTCGGTAGAGCGAATAAAAATAGAGCAGCAATAAAGTTCTTCATATAATGATTTTACTTTCTGGAACGACTAGACCCGATCCATACCGAGTGTTATACTCATTCAGCATACCAGTTTCTGGATCGAAAATTGAAACGATTGCACCACCGCGAATAGGAACAATGTTGTCCTTCGCATAGGGGCAGAATGGAGCAAGTCCAATACCAAACTGGTTATTTTGACCTTGGGGAACCATCATAATTAGTAGAGGTTTACTGAGAACAACAAGGTTTCCATCATCAAACTCAGAAACATCTGCAATGATTTCATCCCCACTGATCAACTTAACACATTTGATATTGGACATACTTTATACTTTCATTATTTAGATTAAGATTATTTAGTTTTACCTTCTGCTAAGAATTCGGCAGCCTGCGATGGATATTCACTATCATCGGTAATGTCGATTTTCTTCGCTTTCTTTTCTTCTGGAATAAATGCTTCTAACCAAATCTTCAGCATACCATTAACCAGAGAAGAACTTTTTACTTCCACATTGTCAGCAAGAGTGAATTCACGTTTGAATCCTCGCTCTGCGATTCCCTTGTAGAGATATTCAGTAGACTCAGATGAATCGCACTTTCCTTGGATGCTCAGCATACCCTCTTGCAATTGAATATCAATGTCCGCTTTACCGAAACCAGCAACTGCCAGTTCGATTACGTAGCGATCTTCATCGACTTTCTTGATATTGTATGGAGGATATTTAATTGGCATCATCTGTGCCGATTGATCAGCAATATCTGCCAACCGTTTCATGACGCGATCAGCGCCAACAAAATAACGGTCGAAGTCTGCTAAATTAGTTGTATTAAATTTCATATTTTGCTCCTATTAAGCGAGTTTAAAAAAGTGTGCCATCCGAAGCATGGCACACTCTATTTATACTACAATTTAGAAGAAAAGTAAATAGTTTTTTTAATTTCTTTTTGCGCCAATATTATATTTTTGAACCAGTTCCCACTCGCCCTTTTCTTTATAGGCGATAATCTTAATCTGATTTAGTGGTGCACAATTTTCGTGCAGTTCTGGATTCTTAATATCTATTAGACCCCAGTCACCGAGCAACTTGGCAATAGTATTTCTACGTTCTAAATCATTGTCACTAAAGTCAGCACCCTTACCGTCTAAGGCAAAGAGTTCCTTGAAGTGAACAATAAAGTATCTGCTCTGTTTGTGGAGGATATGGCAGGACTGGAAAAGAGTCTTTTCCTTGCGTGATGCTACCCCAATACGAGAAAGAGTTTCTCGCACCTTTAGAAAGTCGTCGGGATTCTTGAGGGTTACTTCTAAGGGTGCATACCCTGGAAAGTCGATATCAAAAAAATCATCAGTCATTTGTTGCCACCTTTATTCAATTTCTCTTTTATGTATTGTTTTTGTTCTTCAGAGAGAATTGAGAGTGCTTGGCGTGCTTTTTCATTGCTATAACCATAATACTCTTTGATCAACTCTACATCAGCATTCTTTTCGGACTTCAACCATGGATTCCATCGGTTTTTCGCCCTTATAGTATTTATAAGAAATGCATTTTGGAGAGCATGAGCTAGGTGAGGACGGCAATTGACCTCATTCGCTTGAACGATGGTTTCTCGATCTAGCGAAAGTGCTCGATTAATGATATATGGGGTGTATTGTTTTTCTGATCGTTCGTCTACAATGAGATTCTTTTGTTGATTGATGTTCTTGACAAATTCAAATGGACTTATCTTAGTTATCTTCTCAACATAATCTTCTGCAGTGTAAATCTTAGTAGGTTCACCCAAACCTTCTAGGATTGCTTCCTTCATTTCCACACCGCAGTCGCCATAATGTCAGTCAAACACGCAACCAGATTGATTTCCTGATCGACTGCAAATGCTGCCTTGTATTGATAGTCAGCGAGAAGAAGAATGATGGCAGGAATATTTTTAAATTCATCAAGATAACTGTCATAGATCTTACGAATGATTGCATTAGGATCACTATCCATATTTTCTACAACCCATGCACGCATCTTCGTCCAATCCTTGCCTTGAAGATAAGTCAAAAGACTCTTCATATCAAGATCACGACTGGTATTAAGAACACCCTCGTCAATAGTGCCGCCGACACTATACCGCTGCAGTTCGTTTAAAACACGGCGATAGTCAGGGAAGTGCTTCTTGAGAACATGAGCGACCACCTTCTCATCGAAGGTGACATTTTCTCCACGAAGAATGTCAGTCAATCGTTTCATGAACCGACCTGCCATTTTCGGACGGTCTGCCTTGGTAAGTTTAAATTCGATGACTGCACAACGACTATGCAGAGGAGAGATAATCTTATCCTTGAAATTACAAGTAAAGATAAACCGACAGTTGTTTGAATATTGCTCAATAAACGCACGAAGCGCAGGTTGAGTTGAATTTGGATTGAGGTAATCTGCCTCATCAAGAATTACGATCTTGGGTTTACCATTAAATGAAACCGACGCAGCAAACTCTGTAATCTTGACACGCAGAGTTTCAATATTTCTATCGTCAGAACCGTTGATGATGATGTAATCGCACCCAAGTTCTTCACAGACTGCTCGAGCGATGGTAGTCTTACCAACACCCGCAGTACCACAAAGAAGCATGTTAGGAATTTCACCAGACTCAACAAACTGGCGGAAGGTGTTCAATTGTGCATCTGGAAGGATACAGTCGTCCAATTTACGAGGACGATACTTTTCAACCCAAAGGAATTGTTCATTGCTCATAATAATCTCCATAATAAAAGGTGGGTGATGCCTCATCGATGACGCTCTTCGCAGCAGCAGACATCACCCTCAGCGAAGTTTGATTAACTATTCGCTTGCAACCAATGCAAGATAGTGTATGGATCAGTCTCGCCATACGGATCAGTCTCGCAGTTATCTTCCTTCCCAGGTTCGATAAACCACTTCTCGATCTTACCGTTATCTACAACAACTGCATACCGCCAAGAACGAATGCCAAAACCAAGATTGTCCTTATAAACTTCCATGTTCATACCAGAAGTAAACTCTGCAGAACCATCAGGGATAACCTTAACATGCTCTAGTTTCTGATCCTTCGCCCAACAATTCATAACGAATGAATCGTTGACTGACAGGCAGTAGATATCGTCAATACCATGAGAGTAGAAACGCATCGCCAGTTCTTCGAATCCAGGAAGTTGCATTGTCGAACAAGTAGGCGTAAATGCTCCAGGAAGCGAGAATAGGATGACACGTTTACCCGCGAAAAGATCGAACGATGTCACATCCTCCCAACGATAAGGATTCAAATCCTCAATAGTATCATCACGAACACGAGTCTTGAAGACTACACTCGGAACAACTGTCGGTAGATTATCAACCATTAACATTCTCCACTTGAGCATCCCAATCATTGACAATCAGGAATTTATTAAACTGACGAATGACTTCTTCAACACTACTTGTAGTGAATTCGATAGACATTGCACGACCATCTACATCATTGTCATACGGAATTCGTGCACTAAATGTAATTTCTAACTTATCCATGACTGTATCCTTATACGACCGACGAAGGTTCCATCGCCAACCAGTATTCCAACTTCTTGGTCAGGTTGTTAAAGTGCATTGCCTTCTTCTTTCCGAGTGTTACCTCATAGTCATCAGCAATAACCTTCAGGTTCTCGACCTTCAGACGACAATCAAAGTCACCATCTGCGTTATTGTCTAGTTCGCGACGGAATGCATTTGCACGAGGATTAGCAGGGTCGCTAACAGTCAGAGTCACCTTACCGCCCTTTGAGACAACGCTCATGGTCGGAGCAGAAAGAATGGATGCTGCCTTCTGGACCATGCCAATCTCAGCAGCAGTCATCTTGAAGGTGAAGAACGGATCAATCTCGAGTGACTTATAGGGAGCAGCGGTAACTACTGATGGGTCAGCATAACCATACTCGAATTCCGACTTGTCCTTACGCAAGAACATACTCGACTGTTCAAACTCGATATCTTGTTCGTCCCAGATGCTGAGAAGAGCAAGGAGGTTGGGCAAATCATACACTGCGAA